AGGTCTGTATCGACCTGACGGGATAGGGCATAGCCTGCATCTGAAGTATAGAAGTTACGAAGACTTGAAAGAGCTTGTGTCTCAGTAATGTCCTCAATAATGCGTGAGTATTCGTAGTGCTTGTCTATTGCAACTTGCACTTCGCCCTCAGTAGCATTCTGAATTGTTACCGCAGTAGCAGAAGCCTTAACGTGAGCATCTCCACGAACGGGAGCAGGAATGTGAAAAATATCACCCTTCTTTCCTGTTACGCTCATCTTCTTAACAATGTTTGCGAGAATTAGATTCTTCTCATAGGCAGCACGAATTTCGTCCGACCAAATTTCTGGAATAAATGTAGCAGCACTGGTATTAGTTACCGCACCGCCCATATTGGGATAGGTTGAATCAGTCATGTCTTAGATCTCCAAAAGGTTATCTAACCCTTTTTTCAGCATAGGCACGTTGGATTTCTCCTTCCATAGCCATATACCTTTTAGGGTCAGTTTTCATTAGCTCAATAATGTCTGCCCTTCTATAGATCTTTTTGCGAGATGTCTCTGAACTACCGTTAGCACTACCAGTTGATGCAGCATTAAGAGTTTGCTTACGATCTTTGCGTTCAGTCTCTACGGCTCTTGTTACTGTTTCTTGAGTTGATTTCCAATTGTTAAACAACTCATCCGCAGCATTATAGTCGTATCCACTGTTTGCTCGATTGTACAACTCTTTACGAATTTCACTACCTACAACCCATTTTTGAAACTCTGGGTTGACAGCAATTTCCTTCATGTCAGGATGCTTCTGCTGTAAAGCGGTCAGCGTCTGACTCTGTTGCATTTGCTTCCCCAATTCCTCTAACTGCTTGATAGTAGGATGGTTGGCAATCTTCTGTTCTACGGCCTTGTCAGGCTCTGCAAAGAAATCTATTTCTTCGGCTTTTTCCTGTTCCTTGACTTCGCTTTGCTTGAGAATGAAATCATCAACAATCTTTCGTAGTTGACCCACTTCCTCACCTTGGCTGCCCATTCTAGACTCAGCCTCTTGGTGCATCTTTACCAGTTCTGCGGGAGTTTTACCTTGGTATTGCTCTGGCAGTTCTGGTTGTGGTTCTTCTACATTAGCTACCTCTTCCGAGACTAATTCACTTGTTTCTTTATCATCTACCTCTTTTAAAGGTTCATCAATAATTTGCGCCACTATTAAACTCCTATGGAAACAAGACCAACATATAAGCTACCCCACAAGGGACTTACGAATCGGCTACCTTGCGTTCATGTTTTATCTTCTTCTGTCTATCTTTAGCCCACTTCATAGTCGCTCCAGGAAAGTGACCAGAAATAGGATCAAGTGCAATTTTGACAGGTGAGATAATCGTACTACTCATCTTTCCGCACGTTGGACAAGGACGCTCTCTAACTTCATCAAGCTTTACAAAAGCTTCATGTATATGCCCATCAGCACATTTAAAGTTAAACAGTAACACTGCTACCCTCCTTGCGGATATGATCTATCGTAGATTCTAAGTTGAGAATTAAAGATAAGATGTTTAACTGACCTTTACGGAACATTAAGTCATCGTTATCTTTTGTGGCCTCAACGGAATTTATATTAACTGCATTAGCTCTAAGCTCATCTAGCAGTCCTTTCCATCCTTCGGTCATAAACATATCGGCCAAAGAATCGTAATACTTTTCTGTTTCTTGATCCATTAAGACAATGCCTTAGCAGTTTCAAGATTTAATTTCTTTTCTTTCAATACAGTATCTGCCACTTTGAGTCGTCTTTCAAACTCTTTATCATCCTCAGTGCCTACCTGTAGGTTAGTGGATACTGCTTTAATTCTGTCATTCTCAAGCTCTACAGGAATAGCTTTAGTCTCTGCTGCTATCTTACCTGCTCTTGCTTGCGACTCCGCAGCTTGTCCGTTAAGCGCATTTGTTTGCGACTGCTGGAACTGGAACTGCGTTTGCTGCGCTAGTTGCGCTGCTTCTTGAGCTTCTGGGCTAGGCTGTCCTGCTTGCTCTAGCGTAGCTATTAGCTCTTCTCTGTTACTTAGATTCATATTATCTATAATAGATTGAATCAAAGAAGGATACATTGGTGAGTCAGCGGGCATAGTTTGTAATAACTGTACTAGCTGAGTTACCTCGTATTCTCTGGCGATTATACCCAAAGAAGACGTTACCTCAAATACATAATCCGCAACAGGATAGATCTCTGGCTCAAACTGCATATAGCGATGAGCAGCCTTAGTAACAAACGGAATTAAGAAAGAATCTTGGAAGTTAACCAAAGTCCTCTTATGTCTTTTGATAATAGCACCTAGCGACATACTAATACCTGCTGCTGTCGCCTCACCATTGATAGACCCTGGAACACCCGCAGAATCTATAGCACCTGTTGCTGTTTGAACCATTCGTTGTAATTCAGCAGCTTGTGCAAATGTAATTTGAGAAACTTGCCCAAAGTTAAATGGCTGTAATACTTCCGCAGGATTACCATTGGTTAGTATTATTTTACCTGGAGCTACCGTAGGATTAGCCCCGCGAGGCAATCTGGTTGCGTCCATTGCCATCATTGGGTGTACTGTTAAAGCTAGTGCGTCTATTCTTGCTCTAAGCTCTGCATCCAATGCTTTCTGAGAGTTGTATCCCTTTTCGCAAACACCACGACCCCAGAATCGTCCAGGGACTATATCCCACGGGAATGCGACTACTGGTCGGTCTTGCATCATATACGGGTTCATCTCTGCCTTGAGCAAAGTACCACCGTTAGCAATAACTACAATAGCTTCAGCGTAATAGCCTTCGTCTTCTGTAGCATCTGTTAGCTGTTCAACCTCTTCATACTCATCATCGTTTACTAATAGATGGCGGGGGACAAGACCATAATATTTAGTAAGCCTGACTTTATCCGTAGGTTGCGTGGTAAGTTCTGGGTCTGAGTCTAAGTCCGAGTCCTCTGGCGCGTAACCTAAAGGCGTATCTTTATACACGCCCTTCTCTTGTAGAATCTCTACGCTATGGACAGGGACATACTCATCAATTGCTACGCCTATTGCATCATCTACACTTGTCGCAACAGGATCAATTAAAAAGTTTTGAGGAAGAACAGGTCTTAACTTACATACTGTTCTATCCGCTATCTCTACCCCTACGGCCTGTAACTGCCCTTCCATAATAGGCTGTGCAGCAGGACGCATCTCTTTTTGTTCTTCAAGAACTATCTCAGCAATACCCGTACCAAATACAGCGGAGTTAATTAAACACTCACCCACCGCTTTTCTTACCTTGTTCTTTTTAAAATCTGCTAATAGCTTTTCCCGCAAGTAAACAATGTCTTGCTTCTCTTGGTCTAGCATATCGTCTTTCATGTCAAAGAACTTGCCACGACCAAATGTGGCTTCTTCAATCTCTGCAACCGAAGATTCTACGGCTTGCTGTAAAGCAGGCGAGATAATTTTAGATCTTTCTGACTCTCTGTTCCTGTCAGCACCAGACCAGATACCACGCCACAGCCTGTAGTATTCTTCAAACTTCTGCTCATAGTTAGACTCAAAGTGATCGCGCCAATCATCACACTTGCCAATCACCCAACCTTCCAAGGTTTCTTCTATGCCGAATTGATTTTCATTGCTATCTAGCATATTAATATCCTGATACCGAATCTAATACTGTGTAGTCTTGTGTTTCAAACTCATATGAGTAAGACACCTTAGCTAATTGATCTATATAAGCTAAAGCGTCCACACAATCGTCATGTGTTAGGGGGTCAGGAAATTGGAAAAGCTCATCCATGAACTGGATGTTCCACTCTCCTTTATTTAAGGTGCAGACTCCATTCTCGAATCTACCCTGTAACGCCCACATAACTCTGTCAGTTTTCTTTTTGTTACCGTGGGTTAACTCCTCGACCCTAAAAAACTTTTGATACTTACGCATCAAATCCGTAAGGGGAGACATCACGGCTTGTCTTGCTATGCCTTTCTCTATTCCCACAGAGATCGGCTCATAATCTCTAACTATCTGAAATATCTTTTCGGCAGTCGCGTTTAATTCCCAACGACCGCTGACTATGTCTTTCACCCACCAACCATACTCTCCTACCTTTACTATTGCAATAGCAGTGTTGTCAAGCTTTTTATTCTTAGACTTTGCTTTGCCTACCTCTTCAAATCCCGCAAGGTCAATGGCTACATAGTAATCGCCTGTATCGGGTTCGTCTTCTTGGAAGTTAACCCAATCCTCTTTAAACATCTCAGAGCCTCTAGCTTCAAACGAAGCCATGAACTCTTGTCTAAAAGCGTAAGACGACATAGATCTTTTGGCTGCGTCTATCTCATCCTTATCTAAAAGGTTGTTGTCGTATGAAGTAAAGTGCCATGCTTTATAATTCGGGTCTTCGCCTAAACTGGCTAGTTTGTAGAGTTCATAAAAATGATTTCTACCCATAGGTGTCCCAATAAATAAGCACTCACCTTTTAGGTCTGTTAATGCAGGTCTTAGTATGAGTTCCCATACATCTGGTTTCATGTCCGCATATTCATCAAGAACTAAAAACTTCAGACTTACACCCCTCATAGTCTCAGGTCTATCTGCTCCTTTCAAGCTAATAGTTGTTCCGTTAACTAGCTTGATCTGCATATTATTGACATGGGAGCTTTCAATCACAGGTCTACCTACTTCCATAAGCAGATTCCACATGATGTCTCTAGCCTGACCCTGAGTAGGCGCAACGTAGAAGACTTGCCCTCTATCAGACTTTAATGCGTTGACTAACAGAAGATAGGCTGCAAGACGCGACTTGCCTGTCCTACGCCCCGCAGAAACAACCTTAAAGCGAGTCGTATTGTTCCAGACTTTCTTCTGCCAATCCAATAAGGATATGTTTAAGTTCATCTTTTTCTTGAAGTTTTCTTGGCTATAGCTTTGGGTTGTTTAGAAAATTGCTTTCCTTTCTTTGTATCTTCTCTTTTCTTTCTTGATGTGGCAGCGTATTCAGCCTTAGATAAAGACTGACGCGCTTTCTTTGGCAGATACCTTTCCCCTGTGGCTTTCTTGCCTTGGGTAGACGGCTTGCCTGATTTAGTACCCCACTCCTCTTTAGTCCACTTTGACAAAGATTTTTGAGGTTTAGACTTAGATCCTGAATAACCACCACCCGCAGACTTGTACTCTTGAGCAAGCATCTGCGCTTTACGCGCAGACCACTGCCCAGGCTTACCGCCCTTAGATGATGCCATCACCTTATTCTTCAGTCTTTCTCGAAGACCTGGCTTTGTATACGCCATTACTTGCGCCTAGATGATTTCATTGGTTTCTTTTTCGCAGGCGACATCTTTGCTTTCTTAGCAGCAGCCTTTCCCGCAGTAGTGTATGGGTATTTCTTTCCTCTAACCATTGGCATAATATGCTCCTGTTCGTATCATGTAAGTGACTTCAAACGCTCTTTTCCCTACTTGTCTTGCCCACAGCGAATCCAAGAACTCATCTGCAGCATCCTCGTAGTCTTTTACCTCCATCGCTCTCAAGGCATTCTTAAACTTTCTTAATCTCGTAATACCAAGATTAAAACATAAATTAATCATCGCTTCCTGTCTAACCCTGTCTAAATCCTTATACCACCTCTGAGAGTTCTCTAGCTCCTGCTCACAGCGTCTTATGTCATTCTTGAGGAGATAGTACACCTCATCGTCAGATAGCCCTACGGAGCTTAGATTGCGTCCTACGCCTATAGTCATATGACCCGTAGTATCTTCATAAGGTTTGTGTTTGAGTCCTTCGTGTCTCACAAGGGTGTCAATCAAGCTCATCGACATCTCCTTCTATGATATTAACAGGCTCATCCGTAATAGAAGCTGTGTCTCCAACACCAGAGATAGTAATGTTTACCATAGGCTTACCGCCTAGCTTATCTTTCTCAAATGACCCTTGAGGTAAGATTCTATCCACAATCAACTTCCATGCTGCTGATTGATTCTTATGGTCATCGTCTACGGCTGCTCTAAAGATAGAGTTTATTACGCTCTCTGTGTCTCTCCTGGCTAGAAACCTTTGTTTCATTTCTATCATAGCGGAGTGCTCGCCCTTGGGTCTGCCCACCTTGTTTCTCTTCACAGGTGTTATCTCAGACTTCCTTGGTCTACCACGCTTACGCTTTACAGGTGTATCTTTAGTGTCACTCATCACATTGCCGTATATAGAATATAAGATAAATTATTGCATATTTAACTCTCTTTTTTAGGATTAAGCAATTATTGTTACAACGCCTATGTATGCTGCGTTACAGAGATGATATTTTTTACAGCTTTTTTTAATTTTGCCTGCTGCAAATTTGGGGGGGAACTATATATAATTGCGCGCGCGTACGCCCGCCCCCGCGCGGGTAAATAGACCCACCCAGGAATCGCTCGGATCGCGTAAAATCTGCCCGAATCTGCCCGCTTGTGCTTGTCATGCGTAAAAAATTGGAATGTGTAC